ATACTGTGTTGCTTGCCAATGAAATGAATCGTTATGCTGCGCTGCCAGTCAAGATGCAATATGATTTTCTAAAGAATACCGTTCGTGCAAAGAAACGCTTTAGCAAATGGAGCAAGAAGATGGATGACGGTGCAGATGTACAGCTGCTAATGAATCATTATTGTTATAGTGCTGAAAAAGCGCGAGCAGTATTGCCATTATTTAGCGAGAGCGCTTTGTCAAGTATACGCGCAAGCCGCGTGCAAGGCGGCCATGCAAAATAATATAAATAGTTTATATTACCATGAATGATTTGCAAACTGTTGTTGGCTGGACACCTGCTGATATGGTGGAGGTGGATTTAAACGAGCCGGATGATTTTCTTAAAGTAAAGGAAACATTAAGCCGTATTGGCGTAAGCTCAAAAAAGGATCACAACGTGTTGTATCAAAGTTGCCACATCCTTCACAAACAAGGCCGCTATTTTATTGTTCATTTTAAAGAATTGTTTATGCTTGATGGTAAACCGTCAACATTCACATATGATGACTATTGCCGCCGCAATACCATTATTACACTGCTTAGTGATTGGGGATTGGTGCGCGTATTAAACGCGCAAAGCATTAAGGAAGTAACAAATCTTAAGCAAATTAAGATTATATCACATGCCGTAAAGAGCCAATGGGACCTGCGTTCAAAGTATAGTATTGGTAACATTAAAAAGAAATGATTAAATTGTTAGCAGCGTTGTTTGCGCTTTCACAGTGCAGTTGTTATGTAAGTTGGTATGATCCATATTATGTCAGCACACCAGCTCCCGTATATGTGGCACCAAGTGCTTATAGCGCTTATGGATATACTCAAACCCGCCGCAATTATTATTTGCGGCCATACACCAGCTGTGCTGACACCTATTTGCGCCGCTTTTGGGTTCCTTCATACAACAGAGCGCGCTGTTACTAAAGAGTCAACGGTGTATAGCTTAAATATATAAATACACATATACCATTATGTGCTGCATAGCTGTTAAATATATCAAGGGGTATGGTTGGGTTGGCGCTAAGAACCGCGATCGCAACTATAAGACCGAAATTGAAATTGTCAACTCCAACAGAGAAAACATTCAACGCTTATACATCGATGATCAGACCACTCGTTGGACCGAAGGCGTCAATGAATATGGCGTAGCAATTATCAGTGCTTCTTTTAGTGTCAAAAGCGACGAAAAAGAAGGCGGTAAAGTATTGGCCAAGAAGGGTAAAAACGGCAAAAAGAAAGCAATGATATCACCGGACGGCCTTGCTATTCGCAACTCATTGCTCTGTAAGGACCCTAAGAGCGCAGCAAAGATGCTTATTGAAAAGGAACTTGCTGGTGCAACTTTTATTTTTAACAGCGACAAATGCTATCTTCTTGAAGGCGGATTTACTGTTAAGAAAGCCGATAGCACCAGTAAGAAGCCGCGCAAATATATTTACAACTTAAAGGAAATATCTAAAGACGAGAATCATTGTGTTCGCACCAATCATGGTATTGATCTTCCGCAGCTAGGGTATAGCGCAAATGCTACCGACCCAAAAATAATTGAATCAAGAAAAAGTAGCGAAGAGCGTTGGAAAATAATCAACAACTACTTGCGTGACATTGAGATTAATGACCCAGTTGACTTTCTTGAGGCAATGAGCCAAAAGCCAAATGATGACGCATTTATGAATCCAGTGCGCATGGGTGACCCAAGCAAAGGTGACATGGTTACAACTGGTCAGTTGCTTATCAACAGTAAAGAACGCACTCTACACTATCGCCCAATTTACAGCAGTGTTCATTTTAGTTATGACAAACTAAATGGTCAAACTGCAAAGACTTTCTTTGAAATTATTAGTTCACGCAAATTGCTTTCTTTTAAAGAATTTGCGTCTAATAAGAATAAATAGATTTGTGACGAGGTTGGTCGCAAAGACAAATGCCGTTTCGGGTTTGCCTACCACATAAACCATAAACTTGCTTAATAAGGAGTTATATACACATGAAAATAAATACACTAGCCCCCTGGGGCATTGGGTTCGATCGAGTCTTTGCAGACTTTGATGTCGCGTTTAAGGAAAATGCACAGGTATACCCACCGCATAATGTTGTCAAGATTGATGACGATTCGTTCTTGGTTGAACTTGCGGTTGCGGGATTCTCTATTGAGGATCTTAGCATTGAAACTGTTGAAAATTCGCTGGTGGTTACTGGTGAACACAGTGAAGATGACACACGGGAATATACGCACAAAGGTATCAGCACGCGCCGGTTTACGCGCAAGTTTACATTGGCCGAATATGTCAATGTTGGTGAAGCGTCACTTACTAATGGTATCTTAAGCATCGCTCTTAAGCGAGTGATTCCTGATGTGAAAAAGCCACGCACTATTGCTATCAAGTAAAGCGGAGCAAAATAAAACCCAATCGGCCCAGTTTGTAGTTTACATCTGGGCCAATTTAGTTTATAATAACATATAATGATTAACGGATTCTATACTTGCATCGACCGTCACATGAATTCACTGCGCTACAGAGGCTATGATGACGAAGGTAAAAAGGTTTACAACAGTTACAAATTCCGTCCAGTAATGTATCTGGAAAGTAAAGATAAAGCTGCAAAGTGGCGTAGCCTTGAAGGGCTCCCGCTTGAGCCGATGAGATTTAACAGCATGAGCGAATGCCGCGAGTTTGCAAAAAGCTATGAAGGTGTTCCTAACTTTAAGATTTACGGAAATGACCGTCACATTCCTGCATTTATTCAGGCGGAGTTTCCCAATGAAATTGTGTATGACCGTCGTCTTATTGACATTGCATACATCGATATTGAAACTGCTTATGGTGTAATCCCAGGCGTGACAACCACAAGTTTCCCTGAGCCTAGTGAGGCGCGGCATAGCGTGCTGACCATTGCACTAAAGAGCAGCAGAGCTGAGCAATACATTGTGTGGGGACTAAAGGATTATGACAGCAGCGCTAGCAGCGTCCCTCATCTCAAAAAGGAATATCGCCAATTTGAAACCGAAGGTGAAATGCTGTTGGACTTCATTGCATGGTGGAGCGACACTCTCAATACTCCAGATGTAATTACCGGCTGGAATACCACACTCTTTGATGTTCCTTATCTTGTGAATCGTATTAGTAGAGTATTGGGCAGTGATGAAGCTAGCAAGCTGAGCCCATGGGGCAAGATTGAGCAAAAGACGGTTACTGTGAAAGGCCGTGAGAATACTCTCTATAACATCGCCGGCATTCAGCAACTTGACTATATGGACTTGTTCCAAAAGTTTACGCTCAACACCTATGGCAAGCAGGAAAGCTACAAGTTGGACAACATTGCTGAAGTAGTGCTTGGTCAAAACAAGTTGGACTATGGCGAAGAAGGCACGCTAGCCAAACTGTATGAGCGGGATTTTCAAAAGTTTGTGGACTACAACATTGTCGACGTTGAACTTATTGAACGATTTGAAGCTAAGCTAGGATTGATTAACCTTGTGTTTACGCTTGCATATTTTGGTGGTGTCAACTATAGTGATACATTGGGTACGGTTGCCATTTGGGATAGCATTATCTTCCGTCGCCTTGCATTAAAAAAGATTGCGGTTCCGCCAAGTCGCCCAAGTCAAAAGGTTAGCTACCCAGGCGGATTTGTCAAGGAGGTGGTGCCGGGCATGTATGATTGGGTTATGAGTTTTGACCTTAACAGCCTTTACCCCAACATCATTATTCAGTACAACATGAGTCCTGAAACACTTGTGCGGCACATGCATCTACCAAGCATGAATCCTGATGTTGTATTGGCCAACAAGACGCACATCAGCCCTGAGTCTAATCTTGCGGTTGCTGCAAACGGCGCATGCTTCCGTCGTGATAAGCAAGGATTCCTTCCAGAGATTATTGAGGAGCTATACAATCGTCGCGTTGGCATTAAAGCTGAGATGATTCGCAAGAAGAAGGAAAAGGAAACGCTGCTTAGGGCAGCTGAGTAGATTATAAATAACATTGTTATGAATAGACTTGAGAAACAGATGCAGACGTTAACACAACACGGCAATGACTTTGTACATCGTATCAAAAATGGCGAGAATTTAAAGGACGTATGCAAATCATATGACATCATGTATAATGGCTCACTTAAAATTCTTAAAAATTTTGGATTTGATGTTAATAAGCGCTGTTATATTCCACAAAAACAAATCATAATTAGTGATGATGAATTAAACCAAGTAATTTTTGCGATTAAAACACAAGGTGAATCGCTTCGTAATTTTTCTAAAGAGCATAATTTAAATTATTCTGCTTATTATAAAGCTATTAAGAACTGTTCACCTGAGGTTCTTAATATGAAAAAATCTTTGGCTGTTCGTAAACGGCAGTCTATCGGTAAAGAAAAATTAAACTTTACACAGGAGGTAGATATTGTTAGACGATATACAAAAGACAACGAATCTTCTTATGCAATAGCAGATGTGTACGGTGTATCGGCAAATACTATATTGCGTATTCTTCGTAAGCATGATGTCGCACTTAACCAACAGAGCATATATTGGACAGATGATCGTCGAGCTCAAGCTAGACAATATATGCATAATAGAATGTTTTCAAATCCTAGGTATAAAGACACCAGCATCGAGAGGATGTTTATGAAATTTTGTGATGACCATAAAATTTTGTATTTTAAACAATACCAAATAGAAGATGGAACACATAAATTTGATTTTAAAATTGGTGGGACTAATCTGCTCGTTGAGACGGATGGATCATATTGGCATTCAACAGCAGACCAGATTACCAAGGACGCTATGTTTGATCTATACGCAAGCTCTCATGGGTATAAAGTAATGCGTTTGACTGATACTGAAATTTATGATACTAATGGTGAATGTTTTAGTAAAATTCTAGTTTACATTTAATGAATATCTTGATATAATAATTTATGAACGAAAACAAAAAAAATATAAGAGACAAACTTTCAGCACTTGATTCTGATATTGCTAGGCTTGATACCGAGCAAATGTGTATAAAGATCCTAAACTAATTGGGCGATTATGCAGTAATGCATAATATGAATTGGGTGAATTCAGGGAAGGCTTTAACATGCTAATCCTGAGCCAAGCTTTACAATAGTAAAGAAGGTGCAACGACTATCCAGCAATGGAGTAGAAACCAAGTGGTTTCGAAGCGCCCGACGTCCGTTTGACGGATGATGATATAGTCTGAACTTTACGCGAAAGCGTAAGTAGGTTTAAACCTAGACGAAATTAACGATTTTGTTTAACATAATGAATGAACTCACTTTACGGTGCTATCGGCAACAACTATTTCCGCTACTTTGATATTGCAGTTGCTGAAGGCATTACACTTACAGGCCAGTTGGTTATTCGCTGGGCTGAAGAGCATGCTAATGTTTGGCTTAGCAAATATCTTAAGGATGAAGGCGTTGTGGATCGAGTTATTGCAGCCGACACGGACAGTTTGTATATTCACATGAAGGATGTGATTGATCGCTTTAAGCCCAACAACCCAGTTGCATTTCTTGATGAATTTGGCAGCAAGGCCGTTGAGCCAATGCTGGCTAAAGCATTTGCAAATTTGGCCGATCTTACCAATGTTTATAAGCCAGCGATGGTTATGAAGCGGGAGGCTATTGCTGACCGTGGAATCTGGACTGCCAAGAAGCGATACATTCTTAATATTCACAACAATGAAGGCGTTCAATACACCGAGCCTAAAATCAAGATGATGGGTATTGAAGCAATCAAGAGCAGTACTCCTAAAGTATGCCGTGGCGCATTCAAGGAAATCTTTAAGATTATTATCAATGAGGATGAAGCCAAGACACAGGCTGCAATCAAGCTGTTCCGCGCGCATTTTGCAACCATTCCAATCGAACAGGTTGCTTTTCCTCGAGGCATTACTGATATTGTAAAGTGGCGTGATAAACAAACCATCTATAAGAAAGGTACACCAATGCATGTGCGTGCTGCTCTAATGTATAATCATATGCTTAAGCAGAAAGGATTGGCTGATACATATCAACCAATTCAAAGTGGTGACCGTATCAAATACATTCCACTTAAGATGCCTAACCCAACAGCCGAAAATGTTATTGGATTTGTGGATACACTGCCAGCTGAATTTGATATGAACAAGTATGTCAATTATGATCATCAATTCAACAAGACTTTCATTGAACCACTTGAGCTGATTCTTGATGCAATTGGCTGGAGCGCAGAACCACGTGCAACTCTTGATGATTTCTTTAACTGATAAATTACTATATGAATACTACAAACACACAAGACAGTCATATGCAAAGACAAGCAACACATCGATGGGAACAAATAAAAGAAGTGTGGAGCCGCGGAAAAAATGTTGAAGAAGACGTTAGTACCGATATGCACATGATGCATCAGTATTATGGAGTCAATGACGCCGTTGAAAACTTATCACCGGCTGATTTGGCTAGCTTTATCCGATTCCGTTATGACTTTTTGCAGGAAGAAGTTAATGAAGGTAAGGCCGCAATCATTGAGCGCAACAGCGAAGAAATTGTTGACAGCCTCATTGATATTATTGTGGTTGCGGCTGGAACTCTTGACCTGCTTCAAGTTGATTTTCAAAAAGCCTGGTTTGAAGTGCTGCGTGCAAACATGACTAAGCAGGTTGGAGTTAAAGCTAGCCGGCCAAACCCACTTGGATTACCAGATTTAGTAAAAATGCCAGGCTGGACACCTCCATCTCATGAGGACAACTATGGCCTTGTTGAAAAAGCATTTGCTGACCGCGCATGAAGTATAGATTAACCATCTTTAAAAGCATCTATGACAACAAGACGCATCGTCAACTGACGTTTGACACCTGGGACGCATTTGAAAGTTTGTTGTATAAGCTAAGCAATCAGCCAGGCTACAAGCCCAAGAAGGACGAGCGTAAAGATGGCAGCGCTCTTATCAGCCCAGCTGTATTTCCAACTGGCACAACTCGTGCAAATGCTAATGTAAGTGTATGGGGAGGCTGGGCCGCACTTGATGTTGACACTTATGAAGGACATTGGATGGATGCTATAAGCGTGTTTAGAGATGTACGATATGTGTGTTATAGCTCTGCCAGTTCAACCGACGAACATCCTAAGTTTAGAGTGGTGCTCCCGCTAACATGTGAAGTACCGGCTGATCGTATACGTCACCTGTGGTATGCGCTAAATAAAGAGTACAATGGTTTAGGAGATCCTCAAACAAAAGATCTTAGCCGCATGTATTATGTGCCGGCTGATTACCCAGGCAGCAAAAAGTTTATCTTTAGCAACAGCGATGCGCCATTCATTGATCCATATGAGATTATGGCAAAGCATCCATGGAGCGGAAATGTTGCGCGCTTGTCGTTGTCTGATAAACTACCTGAGGAAATGCGTCGTAAGATTGAGCAGTACCGCAAAGAAAAGCTCAACAACACCAGTTACCGTTGGTCGTCATACTCCGATTGCCCTTTTGTAAACAAGCGAATGGTTGCGGAATATCGTACAATACAAGAAGGCGGCTGGTATCACATGATGTATAAAATTATGATGAGTATTGCCTCAAGTGCAATGAAACGTGGTTATCCTATTACACCATCTGAAGTTGCCAAGCTGTGTAAAGATATAGACAATGATACTGGCGGCTGGTATAAGAACCGGCCTATGGAAAATGAAGCTAGCCGTGCTATTGACTTTGCCGTACGAAGTTTATAAATAACGGATATGGCTAAGAATAAAAAACAAATTGCTGAAGAAGAAACCGTGGACGCAGTTGAAGAAACTACGGTTGCAACACCGGCTGAATATGCTAAACCTAAGCTCTCGGACGCGCAAATTAAACAATTGCTGAAAGACTATAGTAAAGTTACTCTAAAAGCTCGCGGAATCATCTGATTCACCAAAACCGCAAAAGGCCTCGGCGTCTGCAAAACTCTTGCGGCCCGAGGATTTTTTGTGCTGGCGTAACTCGTTGGTAATCAATAAAAATGAAAAAATATGCATTTTTACTCAAAAAAGTCCTGTACAAGTAGGATTTTTTAGTGTATAATAATCTTGTAAGGCGACAATAACTACACTATGAAAAATACTTCCACTCCTGCTCTCACCGCTCGTAAAAATCTCATTGCTCAAATTGCTCAACGCCATGCCGCTGACCGCGAATTTGTGAAAAGTGTTGCTGTTAAGCAAAGCACCGATACTGAAAGCGAATATCAAAGTGTCATTACCGAAGAATTTGACCGACTGCAAAAAGCAAGCATCAACACCTCTGGTTTTTAATATGAAAAAGAACAAGACAGTTACATTTGACTATAGCCCAATTGCACTGCGTGCGTTGACGCGCCACAAATGTGCGCCAGCTACAGTTTACTTTAAAGACCGAAAAAAAGAAGGCTCAAAGAAAGCCTGCCGATAAAATACATTATGAAAATCGCACTAGTTACAGCAATCGCTTCACTCTCGCACATTGGCGTTTACCTGCTTGTTCGTCAAGCAAACGTTATTCCTCAGGAGTTGAATGTGTACGCATTGTGGGCCTCGCTTGCGCTTACCTTCTCTTTCAG